TGGTTACAACTGCCAGCGCGAAATCCCGGAGCCGGTCGAGTGCGAGTTCTGCGGCCGGAAACTGTACCACGAGGCCCTCGTGATGGGCCGAACGGTCCTCATGTTTGCCCCGTTCCCGCAGAGATGCACCTGTGAACAGGCAAAAGCCAAATGGGCGGAGGCGGACGCAGAGGAGGCCAGACAAAAGGCGGAGGCCGAGAAAGAGGCGGCGCAGGCCAAACGGCGCGCCAAAATCGAGAGGCTGCTCGGCAGGAGCGGCATCAAGAAACGCTTCCAGCAGCGGACGTTCGCCAACTTCATCCGGGACACCCCGGAGCGGCGGCGGTGCTACGACACGGCCAAAACCTATGCAGACAGCTTTCCACAGCGCGCAGAGCGTGGCGAGGGCCTCTACATAGAGGGAACATACGGAACCGGCAAAACGCACCTCGCGGCCGCCATCGCCTTGCAGCTCATAGGATGCGGCGTCCCGGTCGTCTGCAAGACGTCCGGCGACCTGCTGGCCGACATCAAGGAGGCTTTCGACAACAGCGACGCCACCGAGTACGAGATACTCAAAGCGTACAAAACGGTCGATTTGCTCATTGTGGACGACCTCGGGAAAGAGCAATGTACCGATTGGAGCGTGAGCACCCTCTACTCCATCCTGAACGACCGGTACGAGGATATGAAGCCGACCATCATCACGACGAACTACAACGCCGACGAGCTGGTGCGAGCACTGACCCCGAAAGGCGGAGACGGCACAAAAGCCCGGGCCATCATAAGCCGCCTGCGGGAGGTCTCAACGGTCATCACGATGGCGTGGCCCGATTATAGAACAGGAGGCAGCAGACGTTGAAGTACATGAAATTAACTGACGAGCAAAAAGAACGGCATCCATCAATCCATTATACCGGCAGCGTCCGAGGCGTGAAAAAGCTCGGATATTGGGGCAAACATGATGTATGCGTTCGGTGCGGTCAGTACATCTACAACATCTCTATTTGGCTGGACCCGAACCGCTCGAATAAGACCGAAAGGCCAAAAGAGGAGCTGCCGCAGGCGTATTTGGATATTCTCGAGAAACGTGAATGGAGCGTTTGCGATTATACGGACGACGGCCGCGTTGAGCTCGAGTGGTATTCACCGGCCGGAGAGGACTTCATTGTCTGCGTGAAAGTCGAGAACTTCCCGGACGAGATTCTGGACTACTCCGACAGCTTTGACCCGGACGAGCATATTGCGATGTGGATTGAGGCAAAGCAGAACGGTACGAATGGCGTTCCGGGCGCGCGGCAGATTGTCCACGACGCGGAGGAAATCGAGAAAGAGCTTGACGAGCTCGCATTTGAATTGCAGGAGGCAGAGAGAAAATTATGGCTTACAGATATTACAGCACACGCCGCCCGCTGATGGTGGGCGGAATCCCCTCTACGGAGAGCGTTACCGAAATCGTAAACTTCGAGAGCGGTCGGACCTATTGCGAGGAAATCGACAATAAAGCATGGGGCTACATTGAGTACGCCACACCGCTCGACCCGCAACAGGCATCCGATTACGAGCTGGTTTTGGCCCCGCAGAAGCCCTCTATCCCTAAACCGCCGCTGAACCGGCAGGAGGTCTACCATGAGTGAGGTGAAAATCAAGGAATTGGACAAGAGCCTCATTCATCAGGCGAACAGCAACAGCATGAGCGGCCAGCGCGGCGACATTTCGGCCCACGAGTACGAGGTCTACTGCCAGAAAGTTATGAGCTGGAACATCCCGGACAGCCGCAAGCAGAAAATCGTGGACCAGATTTATGCCAAGTGGAGCGAGCAGCTCCGGCACGAGGCAGCCCATGTGAGCGTCGCCGTCGCAGGACCGGCGCGGTACAACGCAAAGAAGCTGGACCACAGCGACACCATTCTCCGCCTTTCCTCTGAGTTCGTGGAGTGGTTCAACGGCCTGCAGGAGCAAGTCTGGCAGGGCCGTATCGAGGACAAGGACGCAAAGGAGATTGCGCGGCTGGTCGATGACATCAAATTCTGCATCGAGCGGACGACGCTTAATCCTACCGCGAGCCTATGCGAGCTCGCCAACAAGGACCCGGAGCTCTTCATGGAGTATTACGAGAAGCTCCATGAAAAGTACCGCTGGCGCAAGAACAGCGTCATCGCCAAGCTCTACGCGGCCGGGAAAGAGGGCAAACTCGCAAACCTGAACCGGCAGAAGTTTTTCGAGGACGAGAACCTCGTCGCCTACACGATGGGCGACCGGGCGTACATCAAGTTCGTTATGAAGCCTCGGCAGCAGCTTATTGTTGCCCTCAAGAGCCGGAAATGGTGGTGGAACAGTTACGAGGAGGCGTGGAGCACATACCTCAACAAGCTGGACGAAGAGTGGGTGCAGAGCATCAGCACCCGGTACGCCGATTACGTTTGAGGAGGACAGCATGAAGCGACTTATGATTATCGGCCTGTGGCCGGACGACGCGGTCAATTATTGCACCGAGAAATGCGACTGCCGCAGGTACGCATTCGACCGGATACTTTACCACAGGGGCGGACGAGCCGCCCGCGAGCGCATCTGCATCCCGGTAGTTGACAGGAGCGGAGCGACAACGACATACCTCGACCTCCCTGTAACACTCCTCGAGGCGGGCGTCGTTTATCTCCGCCTCGACGACGGCAGCGACATTTTTTTGAGCAACACGCAGATGGCGTTAATTGCCAACGAAGTCGAGAGGCAACGCGCAGAGTGCGCAGGAACCGGCCTCAAGACGCTCGGGAAATGGTTTGAGAGCGGCCTCCCGACCGCAGAGGACTATCTCGAACCGGGCGACAAGGTAGACGAGGACCTGATTGGCTACTTTCTTGACGTCTTACCGCCACGCACAAACCGCGCAGGCCTGTTGCAGGTGGGCGGAGAAATCAGCACCGCAAAGGATGTCAACGGACGCTGGCAGCCGACCTACCTTACGTTCAAGCGACAGGGCGGCACATGGCGGTACGCAGGACGGTGTTTTGAGGGCTCTGCGGAGCCAGTTCAGAAGTACCAGTCCTCGCTAGAGAGGATGATGCTTACACGCTGTAAGCTACTGGGAGTTGTAGCGCAGGAGGTTGAAGCCTGATGGACTACAAGGACAAAATCCGAAAGCTCCTCGCCCTCGCAAAGAGCCCGGAACCGGAGGAGGCGAAGTTCGCCCTGCTCAAGGCCCGCAAGCTCATGGCGGAGCACAAGCTCAGCGAGCGGGACCTCGAGGAACGGAACACTACGGTCATAAAACGGGCCATCCGCGAGACGTTTTCCAAGAAAGCAAACTCGTGGATGGACCCGCTCTCAATCGTTATTGGAGAAAACTACTGCTGCTCGGCGTTTCGATGCAAAATTAGCGCAAAAACAACCGTTTGGCACGTCGGATTCATCGGCTTGGAGGGCGATATTGAAATCTGCGTAAAGATATTCCGGTATGCGGTCCGGTGCATTAAATCGGAGCAGAAGAAGCTCCGCAAACAGCACCGGGACTATTACACACCGCAGGAAATTGCAAAAATCTGTGATTCCTACGGCTATGGGTTCGCCAGAGGCGTATACGAGGCGTTCACAAGACAGAATGAGGAAAATCAAGAATACGGCCTTGTGCTGAAAGTTCCGAAAGAAGTTAAAGACGAGCTCGAAAAGATTGGACCGCCGAAAGAGTTCAAAAAGACGCCCCAGCCAAAGACTGTTGGAGAGCTCGACGCAGCATGGCGCGGCATAGAGGACGGCAGGAAATTCGACCCGTCAAACAAGCTGGAAGAAAAGAAACAGGAGGCATAACCAACATGGCAAGTACGAAGTTTGAAGTCTCGATGGAAATTTTCAAGTTTCAGGGAGAACCGGATGTGAGCGTCACGCTGACCGGCAAGAGCCCCACAGAGCTCGAGACCGCACTCAAAACGCTCGAGACCATCGCCAAGACCACGACGCTGTACGACGGCAACAGCGCACCGGAGGCGGAAAAGAACGTCCCCAACGAGCCGCAGCAGGCAGCCCCGGTAGTTTCCTCGGCTGATAAGAAAGCCCCCCCCCGAGAAGCCGGTAAGCTGGCTTACGCCCGTCGGCGCAAAGGGGCTCATGCTCCTGCGCTGCCCGAAATGCAAGAGCGAGTTTGTACAGTTCTTGCGCGAACCGCAAACGACCAACGAGTGCCGGAAGTGCGGCGCGAAAATCCCGCTGGACGCGCTGGCACGGTTCGAGTTCACCTGCCCGGCCTGCAAGAAAGTGAGCTACGGCCGGACGAACATCGAGGATGCAGAAATCACAAACCAGAAATTCTCCTGCGTCTGCGGCCGGAGCATACCGAAGCTCACGTGGAACCCGGCCAAGCGTTGCTATACGGCGTAAGGAGGGCTGGATGATGAAAGCACTGACCCACAACATCCAGCAGGAGCGCGAGGACCAGCGCGACCGCTCCGCGCAGCTCTTTATGTGGTGCATCGTCGTTTCTATGCACCAAGACGACGGCATTGGCGCGTCCCGCCTCCTGCGGGCGTGTAACGAGATGGACGCTTTTGAGAAAAAATACCAGACGGCCATCCTATACGGCAGCAGCAAGAACGCAACGGACGCCATGAGGGAGAACCTCAAAGGCATCTGTGATTTTGAGGTCCGGCTGCCGGTTGACCGAGCTCCGAGAGGACGCCGGGAGGAGCAGCTCCGCATGGCAAGCAATCAGGGCGCAGAAATCGCGTGGCTTGTTATGGCGGCCACCTGTCACGAGACGTTCGGCTACGGGAGAGACCGGCTGGCGCGCCTCAAGCAGAACTCCATGAACAACTACAAGCAGTACCTCGAGTGGGAAAAAGAGGATAAGGACCTCGCCCTCGACCGTCTGCGCAGATGCGTACAGGACGCCCTCAAAGAGGACCTCCGCGTCACTGACACCGACGACCGCAAGGGGATGCTTTCGACCCCGGGCAGAGGCCCCAGCGTATACGAGACGGCCGCTGTCTACTCGGAGATATTCAGGAGGGCCAGAGCAGCCCGGGCAGTGGCTCCGCTCGCGGTATACAGCGCAGCGAAGTACGACGAAACCATGACGGCCGCCCGGAAACGGGCCAGCGTTATGCTCGGCTTATGACTATCTGCCCGAAAGAGTGCCCGGACAGACACCCGGGATGCCACGACCATTGCGAACGGTATGCGGAGAACAAGGCGGCATACCAGAAGATGAAGCAGGAGTACGACGGGAGCGTCCGAAACCCCTACTGCCGTAGGTGGACGCACCGAGCCATCGTGCGCAGTTTCAAGAAGAAATTCAGGTAAAGGAGTGGTGACTATGTACGAGGTTCTTTTAGAGCTTGACGACCTGCTGGAAACCTTAACTTACTGGCTTTCCTTTGCGGCCGTCGCCTTGTCAGTAATAGTTGTTGTGGCCTATGTATGGTGCAAGGCCGCCGAGCAGAAAGCAACCCGGGCGGAGCCCCGGAAAAGAAAGGATGGGATGACATGAAACAGAGCGAAAAGCTCACGCAGCTCCTTGAGCTCATGCAGGCAAACCCGGAGCTCCCGGTCATTCCCTGTGTAGATGGGGATGTTGTCAGCGGCGACGAGTATTACTGCTGGCTTGGCTCATGGGGAGAGAGCGCGGTTCAGGAGTTCGTCATCGGCAGAGAGAGAACCTACTACCGGGAGGACGATATTTCAGAGATGAACGACGTCCTCTGTGAACACTATGACCCGGAGCTCGTGGACAACATGACGGAGGAGGAGACGCGGGCGGCGTACAACGCGCTCCCGTGGAAGAAAGCCATCTTCGTCGATGTTCACCAATACGAGGAGGAACCGGATGCCGAGGTATGATGTGTTCCTTGAGGGCAGGGCAGAGAGCTCCACCTGCTACTTCGGCGTCGCAGTCATGGCAGACGACCAAAAAGAGGCGGAGTACCTCGGACACGAAGCAGGGCGGAAGAAACACCGCGAGTGTGACGAAATCGAGGTCGTCGGCGTTATGCCGGTGATTTCAGCCCGGAACGCCGGAAAAGGGAGGCTCTGCCAGCGCATTCCGCTCAAAGAACGCGCTTTGAAGTTTGTAAAGGAGGCTATCAAAAATGGAAGAAGTAAGATTGATTGACGCGAACGCTTTGCACAAGCGCATCGAAATGAATCTCCATGCCAGTAACCCGTTCACTATTGAAGAATGCTGCTATAAGGACGCCCTGAACAGCGTGGATGAGGCTCCCACCATCGACCCAGAGAGCCTGCGCGGTCATGCCAAGTGGGTGAAGGACAAGGAATTGAAGTTTATCATCGTCGATGATGAAAACAACAGTCACGAGGAACCGGCAATTCGCTGCACCCATTGCAATGCCAAAATTTCGCAAAGCGATTTCGACAGCTGGGTCTGGAACTTCTGCCCGGTCTGCGGGTTCAAGATGGAGGATGAAACGGAGGAGCAACATGAAACCGATTAACGCAGAGGAAATCGTCCGTGTATTCAACGGCTGGCTCGAGGAGGCGGCCATCCGGGAGCTCCAC